GAAGAGGCTGGAGAGGTTCATTTCCTGGCTTTTGATGTGCTTAAGGGGCGTGTGGGTAGGTGGAAGAATCAGGAGTTTGGCTTACTAGTACCCAAGATTCTACTGACTTGTAACCCAGAACAGAACTGGTTATATCGCATATTCTACAAGCCCTGGCGCAAGAAAAACTTACCCGATGGCTATGCTTTCATCCAAGCACTCTACAAAGATAATCCATACACTAGAGACCAGGCTAAAGATAGATTAGATCAGATTAGCGATCCAGTACTTAGGGCAAGACTTAAACTAGGACTCTGGGAGTACAGTAGTGGGGATAACAGCTTAGTTGACTATGACTCGATCATAGATCTATTTACTAATACTATGCCCGAGCCAGATGGGTTTTCATCACACGACCCAGATAAGAAATACTTTACTGGAGATGTGGCCAGATATGGAAGCGATAAAATTGTATTTGGTGATTGGAAGGGACTAGATCTATACAAGATTAGTTGGAAAAAAGGTAGAGGGATAGATCAAACCTCTAATGATGTTAGAGAAGAATTGAGAGCAGAGCGAATCCCCTATAGTCACTCCATTGTTGATGATGATGGTGTGGGTGGTGGTGTAGTTGATACAGTTAGAGGGATTAAGGGATTTGTGGGCAATAGTCGGGCGCTGGAAGTTGAGGATGATAAATCTCCCAAGAATAAGAGAAAAGACAATTACCGCAACTTGCGCTCTCAGTGTGCTTTTATGTTGGCTGAGAAGATTAATAAGCATGAGATTGCTATTACTGCCAATATTGATGAAACTACTAAAGAAATGATCATTGAGGACTTACAAGCTATGTTGAGGAAGAAAGAAACCTCTATTGAATCTCCACTACAGTTAATACCAAAGGATGAAATTAAAGAGATTTTGGGTCGCTCTCCCGACTTTGGAGACATGATGTCTATGAGGATGTATTTTGAGCTTGATAAGCCAGTTGAATATGTGCAGAACAACGAGGTAGGAGGCGTTCAGCCATACTACGAAGGGTTACCAGGATAGGTATTGCATAAAAATAGTTTTGTTTGTAAAGATAAATAATATGATTGAAGAATTTACGCCCATTGACCCCAAACTACAGGTACTCTTAAACAATAAAGAGGATGGCTACAACTATCGTAAGCGTCGTCAAAATGATTGGCGAGAAAACTACACCCTCTATCGAGATAAGGTCACAGTTAACCGCCTAACCCAGCGTCAATCAGTCAATATTCCCCTAATGAAGCAAACAATCAGAACGCTCTTAAAAGACGTTGATGATATGCCAGTGCTTTACTTTGAGAATCTAGACAATGATAAGCAAGCTGAGACTTTTAAGAATGAGTATTGGAAGTACACAGTTGAGCAAAACCGCATGGATTTGTTGGATATTATTGATAAACGACAAGTGTTTTTATTTGGGCGTAGTTATGACCAATGGCAGATAGTAGATGGCAAGATTAAACAAACAATCCAAGACCCACAAGACATTCTGGTTTCTCGCTACACAGACCCAGTTGATCTAAATACCTCTAGATTCTTAATTCACACTGGTATTTTCGTCCCACTAACTCAGATTGAAGCCAATGATGATTATGATAAAAGTGAAGTTGAGAATCTAAAGAACTGGTACATGACCGAGATGGGTGTAGTGAAAGTGGCTAGTAACGCCAAGATGGAGGTGGAAAAGCGCAAGAAGATGGAAGACATGGGGATGACTGATCAAACTAGTCCTATCTTGGGTGAAACCATTGTTGAGCTAACTATGCACTTTATGTATGACAAGCGAGAAGGTAGCGATGAAGAAGAACTCTTCTTAAAGATTGAGGCTGACGATCAAGTTATTCTAATGGACAAACCTCTTGATGAGGTGATTGGTAAAACCTCAGATGATTACTGGAAAACCCATTATCCTTATGTTTCATGGGCTGATGATTTAGAGAGACAAGATTGGTATTCAGATTCTATTGCTGATATTGTTAGAACCCCCAATAAGGTGCTTAACTCCTGGTTTAGCCAACTAGTTGAGAATAGAACACTACGAAACTTTGGGATGCACTACTATGACTCAACTAAAGTAAAAGATGGGTTTAATCCCAACACCTTCAATCCTATTCCTTGGGGTTGGTATGGTGTTCCAGGCAATCCAACTGAAGTATTTAGTAAGGTTGATATTCCCGATCTTTCAGAGTCACTAGATGAGATGGAGTACTTAGTTGGTATGTCTGAGAAGGCTACTGGCGCAACTGCCACACAACAAGGTGCGCAAACAGACAGACAAATCACACTAGGGGAAGTTAAGTTAGCACTAGGTGAAGCTAAAGAGCGTGTGAAGGGTATGAGTAAATTTTATACTCCTGCTTGGAAGCAACGAGGTGAGATCTTCTTAAAATTAATTGAGGCTGGAGCAGATAAGTTAGATGCAGTTAAAATCTATAAAGAAGGTCGCAACACCTCAGACATTTATGAGCGAGAGATTCAGCCTAGTGATTGGATGACTAAGTCTGGTTATAGATGCAAGATTTGGAGTCAAGACGAGAAGAGCGCTCAAGATAGTGAAGCATTACAAAAACTAAACGCTACAGTTACTTTAATTCCTGGTAATCAAAAACTCATGGAAATATATCAAAGGAAACTCTTAGAGTTCGCTGATCTTAAACCAGAGGAAATTAATGATGTGATGGAGGCTGAAAAACAAAGGTTAGAATTAGTTAATCAACAACAAAACCTAGATCAAACCCAACTAGCTCAACCAGCTCAAGCACCAGTAGCACCTACGCCGACTCAGTAAGTAATTTAATATTGTATTAATAGCGCATTAGGAGCATAATAAAGTTATGTTAGATAAAATTCTCAAACCTTACGGTCTAGAATACGAAGATCTCAACCAAGAAGAAAGAGCTACCCTACATGTAATGGTTGATGCTATGGGTAAGGGTGGAATAGATATCAATAAAATTAGAGAATACATCTCCTCAATGAGAGAGTCAGTTGCCCTTGATCTAGTAAGTATGACCGACACCAGCAGCCAAAAAGATAAAATGAAAGATGTTTACCTCAAAGCTAGACTTCACAACTATGTGTTGCTCGAGGCAATATTAGATAAACCTAATAAAACTAGCAAGGCCATAGAAAGTATGCTAGCTGGAATGGTGAGTAAAGTTGACAAATAGATAAATTTTAAGTATCTTGAATATACCTAACCCTAAAGAAAGGACTGGAATATGGACGAAATATCACAAAAGACTCTAGACAATATTGTTGTTAGAGAACCCCACGAACTAAATAAAGCTAATATTGATTTTCTACGCGCTAGAAGATCTTACTTGTCACCAGAACAACTAGATAAATTTGAAGATGTTTTAGCACCTAAGAAAAAACCAACTAAGAAAAAGAAAACTAAATAATAAATAATTCTAACCCTAAAAAAGGACTGAATCATGACAGATAATCATATTAAACCCTCTAAAGAGGAACTAGAAGCTAACGCACTCAAAGCTCTTGAAGAAGCTGAGGCTCTAAAGAATAAAGATATTACTAACGAAGAAGTTGTTGAAGAAGAAATTGAAGATCCTGAAGAAGTTGTTGAAGAAGAAGAGCCTACCGAGACTGAGGATAAAGAAGAGGTAGAAGATCCTGAAGAAATTGAAGATCCTGAAGAAGTAGATTACAAAGATAAGTTCATCCAATCCACTAAAGAAGCTCAAATTCTTCATAATAAGAACAAGAAGAAAGATGAAGCAATCGAAGAAGCTCTAAGCGCCGAAGTTACTGATGAGGAACTACAAGCTGAATATAGTGATTGGGACGTGATGAGCGACTTGGAAAAGAGGTTAGCTCGTGACAACGCTATTAATAATAAGCGAATTGAGGCTCTTAATAAAATCTCAGTTGAAAATAAAGACGCTGAGGCATGGAATAAGAAAGTAGATGTATTTACAAATGATCCAGCTACTCTTGCTAAATTTACCACCCTAGAGGGAAAACAAGAAGAGTTTAAAGTATTTGCCACTAAACCAAGTCGCAGGGGTGCAGACTTAAATGATATTGTTTCATCCTTCTTATGGGAAGTTAATCAGAAAGCCCCCGTTAAGAAAAAAGGTAAGATGTTTGAAATTGGTACTGGCGGTGATAATCAGAAGAGAAAACAAAACACTGGCAAGCTCACTCTTGAAGAAGGTAGAAAGCTTAGAAACACCGATTACAAGAAGTGGTTGTCTTACACTAAGGCTGGTAAAATTGAGTCTCTATAAAACCCAGCTTGACATGAATTAGAAATCTTTCGTATTTTAATGGTAGCGACTTCCTAACCCCTAATTGGGACTGGTTCAAGTCAGTAACAATTATTTAAGGAGGTGCGTTATGTCAGCATACGCAACAAAAGTCGCCGAAGGTTTCTCCCAAAAACTCATGATGGAGATGTACGACAAGTCTTTGACTGATGTCGTGGTCAATCGTGATTACGAGGGCGAGATTAATAAAATCGGCTCATTATTAAATATTCTGAACTTTGATAGGATTTCAGAGCAAACCTACACTAAAGGTGGGTTATCAGCAGATGATCTGTATGAACAAAATGCTCAATTGAATATTAATGTGAAGAAGTCTTTCTACTGGAAAGAATACACCATTGATAAATGGGCATCTTATATTAAAGATCCTCATTCCACAGTTGTGGCTCAAAAAGCTCAAGAAAGAAATAAGAACATGGATGAATATGTTTTTGGTCTTTATGGAGATGTTGGAGCTGGAAACAGAGTTGGTACTGATTACACTACTGGAGATGTCGAAGTTGACGCTTCTGGTAACGTAACAGGTAATGGTACTACTTTCACAGCAGCTATGGTTGGTAGAGGCTTTAAAGCCACTGGTCATTCTCGATGGTATCGTGTGGCCACTTTCACCAATGCTACTACTATCACTATTGAAGATGATTTGGATGA